AAACCAACTGAACGAATAGTCTCCGCTAGAGTGTTCACATCGTTCGAACTTACCAACACAGTGGCATCACCAGAAATAAGTTCAATCTTGCCTTCAGAAGCAGTTACAAAGTTAATCATTTCAGTTCCTTTCCGATTCATCATAGGTATATTATACAACAGGTTTCTGGAAAAGTCAACAACTTTCTGGAATAATCTCCATTTTTATAGGGTTATTACTAGAGTGCCTCTGTAGGCAACAGCGAACTGGAGTGCATACTCGAGTACGAAGAACCTCTGTATAGTGCCATCTGGTAGTCTTACGGAGTGTTTCATAGTCGTTCTCATTATCAACCCTAACACCGTTATTATGCCTCATCGTCAAGCATTTGTCAAGCGTTTTTTGTGTGTTTTTACAAGTTTTTTTGCCAAGAATACAAAAAATATCCTTGACAAAATTAATAATCTGAGGGGTGACCACGAATTCTAACAATTTTTCCGAACACGATAACCACAGCGTATTCTTCCACATATGCTCTCTCTAGCAGTTTATTATTACGTAGAGTGCTTTATTCGAAGTCAATTGTTCTGTGCATATTCGGTATATTATCGGTTGCCCATTGGAGTGCTTCTTCCTTACTATCCATATATGGGCTAATCGTATTCCTGTCCTCAGTTATCCAGAAGTAGGTATATGTACTCATTCCTATGTCTCTATACCTTACTAGAGTAATTGTCTCTACTTCTCTTGTTCTTCGTCTCATATATGCTTCATGTGATTCTTGCATCTGTTGTATACTCCACAATTTCTATACCTGCTTCTCTAATAGCAGATTCACAGATTGAACAGGGTTTGGCATTCTTTGGATTGCCTTCTTTGTCTACTCTAGAGACAATGATCTTTTTTGCTTTGCTTAGGTCTTTGCAGCGGACGATTGCTTGTATCTCTGCATGCATGAATTTTGCTTCTGGACGTCCATGTTGGAGTGCATGTCGTATTTGGAGTGGATGTGTTTTGTCGTAGCTGTTGTTACCTATTGACAGGACTCGACCACGTTTGTCTAGGATCTTTGCTGTCAGTGAGTACTTGGCTCTCGGTTTCTTTACTTTCACGATAGTCTTTCCTCTATCGGAGTGCAGGTTGATTCTCCAGCAACCATACACATTCCATTATATAATTCTCTATGTTGTCGTACTTGCGTTGACAAATTTCGTATGGATGGCTATAACTGCCGAGTGCTAAACCTAAACAGAAGACTAATAAGAGCAGACTAACTCTTTGTACGTATTCCATTCCTCACATCCTCTATATGAATTGGAGTGTAATCAATATGCTCTACGCAAACACAACGATGCATTGGTGTAGGACTTGGGTTCTGGTGTATGTGACCATGAACGTTTAACGGAGTGTCTGGAAAGTTCTTAAACCTACCTTCATACATCGTAGACTCATGTTGTGGAGTGTGGGTTAGCAACAGTCCAAACTCAGGAAACATTCTCCACATCATAATCTTTTCGAACAGTTCGTGCTTGGCGATCCACTTAATGTCGTCGTGATTACCTACGATTAGACGCTTCTTACCATTCAGACGTTTGAAGTTGGACAGGAATGTTTCCTTGTTGCCGAAGAAGAGATCACCCAGATGATAGACGATGTCTCCAGGTTTTACGTAGCGATTCCACTGGGTGATCATGTACTCATCCATCTCCTCTACTGAAGAGAACAGATTGCCACGAATTAGATTATCGTCCTTGTCTCGGAAACCAAGAATGTTGGAATGTCCAAAGTGTGTATCGGATATAAGCCAGATGTCTCTCATATCTTGTGCGCCTTACCTGAAATAATAATAAAGTCGGACTGCTCGCCACCAATCAGTTCAGTGCGAGATAATCCACCACTGACTCTTACACCACACGGAGTGCTGAAGGTGTCACCAGTTCCACGAGAGTACTGGAATACACCATTGACGTCCTGAACAGCAGTTATCCTAATTTCCTCAATAATGTCTGCATCACAGAGTTTGAACACATCGTTCTCTTTATAGACACCAAGATAACGTTGCTCACCTTTCGGAGTCGCATAGTAAAATACGTCTACAATTGGACCATCCACTTCCAGCTGAGTAGTACACACATAGCTGCACTTGTGTCCTTCTTCGATCACCTTGATGGAAGACGAGATTAGGTTTGGGCGATGGTTAATTTTCATTGTGTTCTCCATGATATAGACATTATACAGTAACTAATCTTGCAAGACAAGTTTATTCTTGGGGTGGTTGTGGTGGTGCGAAATCAACCCAGCCTGTGACAATATACTTTGTTTCATTGGGTGCAACCAAGCCACGATGTGTATGTGTCCAGTCACTTGGCCAAATCACTGTCAGACCTTTCTCTGGTTTGACACGGAGTTTTTGATACTTCCACTCTGTCTCTCCACCTTCTTCCACATCGTTTAGATACGTCATGAATACAAGATGGCGCAGCACAGAAGGAAAGTGACCAGACGCACGTTCGGTGTGCCACGAATGATAACCACCAGCAGGTGGATCGTAGCGTTGGATATTTACTACTTCCATCACACCATAGGGAGCAGTTTTGTTTGACTCAGGATAGAGTAGATTGTACTCGTTAAAGCAGTTTGCGAGTGCATTCATGTATTCTTGGAATACAGCACCATTCAACTCTACGTCTACGCTATCTTTCAGAGTGGGATCGACACGATGACCATCTTTGGTGCCAACTTGTCCTTTAATTTGATTACCGTTGGAGTGGTGATCAATGATGCGTTGAATCAGCGCATCGTCCTCAATATAAAACCCAGCAATGAAACCATTGTCTGGGTCGTTCATTTCATGATGTCTCATCTTAATCCTCTGTCCATAAATCACCATCTGATATAAATTGGTTTGTGTCCAACTTACTGTATTGCATTGGCGCAACTGGCTCGGTCTCTTCCGACTTACGAATATTCCAGCGTTCTACCTCTGCTCTGTCATCATCCGAGTTCAACCAATCAGTTTTCTTTTCACGAAACACTTCCTTCTGTTCAGTGGTCCACTCTCGTCTATTACCACAAGAACGAGAGCAATATGGACCACGCTTAGTGTGAACAGTGCTGCATGTTGGGCATGTTTTTTGTTTATACGCCATCAGTCTTTACTGCTGTGGGACACTTACCACAACATTGATCTGTGCCACATTTATCGTGGACTTCTTCATCTTTCTTACGAAAAATAGCATCATAGTTATCTTGGTATGCTTTGGAGTTCACCTTTGATTGAATCAAATCTCCAGTGATATCATTCTTCGTTGCCATTTACTTTCCATTCTATCTGCTTCTCTATGGCGTACTGTGCGCCATGAATGTAATCTTGATCTTCTTCAGATAGAGCAGACCAGAACTTAGTGATTGTACTGATATGCTCCAAACAATATTGGGGTGAGATCAGATGTCGGTTGGTCTCCATAAGTTTTTGGAGATGATCCATCCGCTGATCTATTTTAGTTCTTAGAAATATGGACATTTAGATTGACGCTGTCGCCGACATTGAAACTCTGCTGTGAATAAAACGTTCCACGCAATCCTGCCCATTCATAGTGAATGCGATAGTTTTTAATGCGAGTCTGAGTCTCGTATACCATCTTACTCGTGCAACGCTCTTCAGTGCGATAACCGATAACTACCTGCTGCTGACTATTGCCATGGGCATTACCAATCAATCCACCAATGACAGCACCTGCTGCACCATTGCCTTTACCAATTTGATTTCCGAGTACGCCACCGATAATGGCACCACCGATAATATTACCTGTGTTGTCCTGCTTCTTCTCGTATCCATAGATTGGTACTTCAGTAGTGTAGCAGTTATGCACAGGTTTGCCAATTGATTGTTCTACGTAGTTGGCTTCTACTTTCGTCACAGTGCCCATTACTGATTGGGCATTTGCTACAGAAACACTCATACAAAGGAGTGCTGTTGTAACCATAGTTTTAATCATCGTCCTTGACCTCTATATTTTTTATAGCTGCGTTTCTTGGTCTTGTTCATACTTGACCGTTTTGGAATAGAACCACCTTGACTTGTACGTTTGTGTAATGTCTCGTGGTTTTTGGTACTGCTTACTGCTTTAGCCATATATTAACCTCTCTCTTCAAGAATACGTTGTTGCTTCAACCATCGTTTTCTTGCAGCTGCTTTAGCAAGTTTTCTTTTGGTTGTTGGTTTAACATAATATTCACGCTCTTTTAGTTCCCTTAGGATACCAGAGTTCTCAACCTTACGCTTAAATTGCCTAAGTGCTTTTTCAAACTGACCATCACGCACTGTGACTTTCAGTCCTTCGTCTTTATCGTTGTACTTCCTTTTCATTAAACATACTTCCCTTTGGTTATTAAAGTGTCTGTTATTTATCAAAGTACAATTTAAAGAATGGCGTCCCCTAGAGGATTCGAACCTCTGACCCACAGCTTAGAAGGCTGTTGCTCTATCCAACTGAGCTAAGGAGACTAAGCTGGATACCTAGTAAGTAGGTGGACGATTTAATTCTTTTTCTAAGATTACAATCTGTTCCTTGATATTTAATTTTTCGTGTTTCATCTTACTCAAACTACTATCGTCCAAGTAAGTAGTGAAACTACGCTTGATTAACTCATCCAACGCAGCATGGCGTTTCTTTAGAGAGTCGAGGTGTGCTTCTTTAGTCATATTGTTTATCCTCGCTGTGAAAACATACTAACAGAGTAACCTTTACCGTTAGTATCGCCACCTTCATTATTCACTTCTACACCATCATATTCTACACGAACAATGGTGTCATCACCATTAAAAAACTCTTGGCTGTAGAACTTGAGTTTCTCTGCATCGAATGGTTCATCTGTTTCAAAATAACCTTCGAAGAATGTACCTTTCTCAGCAGACCAAAATTGTAGCCAATACTCTGGCAATTCGATAATGTTGCCTTGCCAATCAAGCGCAACACCAAACTCCATGATCTCATCGTATTCCTGTTGGAGTTCAGACATCTTCTTGTCAATAACTGGGTCGCCAATCGATTGTGCATTATACGCAGTTGATTCAACCGCACAAACATTAACATTTGTATCGTAGCTAACACCCCACTGGTGACAGAATTCTGTTGGTGCTTCGTACCACGGACAACGATATGATTCTTCACCATCAGCTTTCCAGAGCATGAAATCTGCTTCAGGTGGAACATCTTTATAAGCATCTTCGTTGTCGTCATGTCCCTGATCAGCAAGCATATACTCAAGCAGCGGATCGTCTCCTTCTTCGTCATACTTCGGACGCCAGTAGTCATACTGCTCTTTTGTTAATTTAAGGTAAGCACCATCGCCACCATAACCCCAAAGCATAACTCGATACGCTGCCATAATATATCTCCTGTTTTCAACTATACATGTATTATACAGTAATTATTCTTGCATGTCAACAGCTTTTTTGTAGGTAGCAATCAATTCTTCTACTACATCTGGATAGGTGATAGGAAATTCAGAGAATGAACACCAGCGGATCTCGTTCTTTGGATCCAGAATGTATACAGCATGACAAGGATAGCTATTGTTTGCGTTCACAATACCACAGTCCAGTGCTACATCATTACTAACGTCAGAAAGAATCAACTGCTTCAGATCTTTCGGGAGCCATGGCATCATTGATTCAGCAGAGTCGCCACAAACTCCAACCACACTTACCATATCAGAGGAGATTTTATCGAACAACTTTACTTGTTCTAAGTTTGCCTCAATATGAGACTTTGGAAAGAAATGTATTACTAGCCAATTCATTACATTGGCGTCAGTGCGAAGACCAGTAAAGACAATTTCTCCATTGTCGATACCGTTCATCTGAATACTGTGTCCTGTTGGGAAACGATCACCCACACATGGTGTGAATCGTTGATTGTAGTCGATTTTAGATTGCATTTTAATTATACCTTACTGATGCGGTTTTTGTATTGACTGATGCGATGCACATAATGTTAAATGCCACAACAATCCTGTCTTTAGTATGGGCTTCACGTGGTACTTCTACACCATGTGGCAACCAACTTGGCCAAAGTAACATTCTGCCTTCCTTTGGTGCCAACATCATAACACCACCATTGAGTTCAGAGTACTCGTCTACGTTAAGTTCCATAACTCTTGCTCCAGGACGTGGGTCTGCAAACGTAGTTGGACCAGCCCCATCTGGACTTTGAATATGAATGATGCCTGACATCATTGAGTTTGGATGAGTGTGTACCATATGTCGGTGTGTTGTATTTGTAGCGTTAGCCCACATACCATTAACATAGATCGCATCACGTTTCCAGCTGAGTTGTGACATTGCTGTATCAGCTTCAGTGAGAATAATCTGCTTTAGTTTATCGAAACGTGGATCGTCCTGAAGATTATCTACAGTCACAAAGTTACCAAACTCGAATGCACCTTCTTTATTCTTTTTCATTTCTAAGATGGTTCTGCGGACGCCTTCTAACACACCTTTATATTCATCTTTAATTGTTGATTCAAAGATAGGTGTGACAAAGCAACCATGCAGTGCACGATTTTCCATAGCATCAATTGCTTGCAACCCTTCGTTCGCTTCTTGATTCAATTCGAACTGTTCAACGATATCTTCCATCTCTTCATTATTATCCATTAACTCTCTCCATTTCAATTCCTGAATTATCTAAGAAAACTATACCAGCATCATCTCGGTAATAGTTTTTAAAGTACACTTTACTTATACCTGCGCCTACAATGAGTTTAGCACATTGGATACAAGGAGCGTGAGTACAAAATAAATTGGCACCATCTCCTCTCTCACCATCACGTGCAAGTTTGATAATAGCATTTGCTTCAGCATGAATAACCTCATCTTTTGTTTTCAACGTTTGACCATCATCATGTTCACAAGTATTATCCCATCCTGCAGGCATTCCATTGTAGCCGATAGAAATAATGCGATGTTCTTTAACGACGACAGCACCAACTTTTAGTTTGACTGCAGAGGATAGCTGAGCAAAACGCTCAGCAGTATCCATGTATGCATCAATCCACTTCTTTTTCATCTTCATCATCTTCTTGCCACTCTTTCCAATTCTCATATTCTTCGTCAAGACCAGCAAAATCAATCAGACTGTCTGGGATTCCTTCACACCAGTCTTCATTTTCAAAGTTAAATTCATAATAATCATCACTACCATCAGTAAACTGACCAACAAAACCCATTCCAGGCTCGTAGTATTCAGCGTCTACTGTCCAACCCTCTTCGAAGAGAGTTTCATATGCAGTAACTGGAGGTGACCATGCAGAGTCGAAATTGATCCAGATAGTTTCTGGTCCATCTCGTCCCCAATCTTGAACACTGATATCCCATTTGGTTCCCCAGTTCTCACAGTTCCACGAATACCAATTGTCTTCTTCTTCAATTGGACGTGGGATCAGAGCATTGAGGACATTGGTTTCGCCACCTTCATCATTTGCGGTGAGGGTAGCTTCAAGAGCATCAATTTTACTCGTATCTTCATTCGTAAGAGTAACATAATTACTACACCAATTTGGCATCACTATCTCCTAATAATAAGTTTCAGTAGAGTTATTATACCCTAAAATATATTGCAAGACAACTATGATTTTCCCATAAGCTGACTGATAAGTTTATCAGCGTCTGGCGTTCCATGGCGTTCCATCCAGACATCTTCTACACCATCACGAAATTCACCAATAAGATTTATAATTTCTATTAAATCTTCGGAGTCTAATGTCCCAGTCAGTTCGTTCCAGTCTTCTTCGGATAAAGAAGCCAAAAAATCTAGATGCTCGATCTCTTCAGCTGTCAGTCTCAGATGGCGTTTCTTTTGCACTTTTCTTTGTTGCCTTTTTAGCAGTCGTTTTCTTAGCAGCAGCTTTCTTTGCTACAGGTTTCACTTCTTCTTGGACTGGCAGAGTAATAAACCCTGCATCAGCAACTACTTCGGCAGTGATGTTTTTATACAAACTAGGCAATACTTGGTCTTTAATAGCGACTAGCAATTTTGCCTCAGACTCGTGGACACCTTCCAACAGAGAGATAAAGATGCTCTCTCTACGGATCGCTTCTAGATCTTGACGACGGAAGATATAAAACCTACGCAACTCTGTGTAGATGTTTGTTGGTGTCATACCCAATGGTTCAGCAGTTTGCTTGTATGGTGCGTCACCTTCAGGCAATAGCCACTTGTTCTCAGGTAGGAATGCGTTTTCGAAAACAGTCCTTAGTGCAGCATTACCTGCGTATGTTGTTTTTAGCAGTGCTGGATCAGCATCTACCTCTTTAAGAATATCAACGATATACTTTGCCATATTAAAACTCCTCTATTTCGTCTAATAGGAGACGACAACGATTGTCCATGAGATATTTCATAACTGACATCTTGTCTCCCTTTGGTTTATTATCTATGTATGATCCAACAATATCTTCTTTTAGCGTAGCAGGAATATGTTGGAAATCAACCAACGTTGAGTTTCGGTGCCAGTTGCGACGTTCTTGTTCGTCACGACACGCTGCGAATCCTTTCTCAAAGAATTCAATCAAACGTTTTTTAGATACAGGTTTTTGGCGAACACCATCTTGCATAAAGATACTGTCCTCACTGAGAATATTCGGAACACCGTCACCAGCATCACCTTTAACAATGTGCTCGATTTTGTATTCTTCGATTTCCTTACGTGATGCAGTGAGATACTTCTTTTGAGCAGGTGACCACTGCTTCACGTTTGGAAATAATTGTAGCTGTTTGAAGTCTTTATCACTAGACAAGATCAAAATTGGCTGTGGTTCTTGTACGATACCTTGTTCAACCAATCCATTCTCTTGCGACCACTCACAGAGTGTAGCAATGATATCGTCTGCTTCAGCTGTATCAATATGTAAGACAGGGTAAGGGAAGTGTTCTGCCAGATCTTGACGCATCTCATTCAATGTGTCAAAGATAAGTTTCCAATCTAGATCACTAGCATCACGATTCTTTTTACGACTACCTTTGTAGTACTCAAAGAATTCCTTACGCCAGTACTTTCGTCCATCGCAACAGACGACAAGTTCTCCATACTCAGAACCATATTTTTTCTTGTATGACTTCAATGTGGAAAGAGTTACATGACGAATAAGATTTTTTACCTCTGCTTCATCACCCTTTAATTCTCGCTGAAACGTGAGAATTGCTGCCAATGCACATTGGCTATAATCTACTAATATCATCAAAATGCTCCTAGCAATACACAATTTTCATTTAGCCGACCATTTGGTGTAGTCGGTTTAGTCTTTATACTTTTGATAGCATTGTTCAATGCTCGCTTACCCATCGCCAACCCTTTGAAGAATTCCTCAGGTTTACGTAGAGTCCATTGCTTGGAGTTATCTACATCGAAGCCAACAATAGTAGTTCCCTTGATTCCAAGAACATCATTATTGGTGTATCGAACGATCTTTTTATATTTGGTATTGTACACCCAGATTTCCGTAGTGTTAACCATATCCATAGGTTTGATTGACTTGAGTTTCAGTTCATCGAATTCTCTCTGAAATTTTACTCGTGCCACAACCTTCATAGGTGACAATGGTTTGCGTTTACGTGGGGTGCGTGTTGCTTTAGAATTTTGAACCTGTTGGTCACAAGACGAACAGATATCTTCCATAAACTTGATAAAGCGTTTTAGCTCTCGTCTCGAGATATGGCTATATCCCTCAATGAGTTGTTCATCGACTCCATCGTATGCGTCTTTGAGTTCATCTCGGACTGGTACGAAGAATTCTCCAACTCGTTTTGCGACTGGCGCAGAGACACCTGCCTTAGATAAGAAGTCCTTCGGCGAGAAATCTGATTTATAGCCTGAAGTCGTGAATAAGTCGATCTGCTCATCAAATTCTCCTGCAATATCGGATGCTGCGTTGTAAATACGTTCTTGGATAGTTACGACAGGTTTTACCTGCGCAACAGCTTTTAAGACTTCTACTTTCTTTGCTGCTCTCAGTAAGAGTTCACTAAGTTTATTATCAAACCACTTAGATGTAGAACTTTTAGGGTCGTACATCTCTCGTGTCATAAGACGACAGATACTTCCGAATGTTTGGAAGTTCCAGTCCTCTAACTTTTTGAGTTCATTAGCAATCTTTGGATCTGCTTGATTAAAATACTCCAGAGTATACTGTTTCTGGTCTTTAGAGTTACTGTTGACTGAATACCAGTTGAGTGCGTTTCCAAGATCTTTCTCCTGATTCTCAATGATAGGTTCATTGTTAACTTTAGACTGCGCAAGAATCTTGCGGTTTTTGATGCGACGTTTATCTTTCGCTGTTGTATTAATGCTCATAGGTGCATAACCTCCATAATGTATATATTATACTATCAAAAACCTTGCAAGACAAGTCACTTCATCACTTCTTCATAAAGTTCCACAAACTCTTCGTGGTCTTGCTGCTCTTCACTAAGGTTCTGCTTGTGATATGCTTTCGCAATCTTACGAATAATTTTCTTATTGATGCTATACTCTTCAGACAGTTTCTTAATAATTTCATTAATCAAGTCACGTTCTGCTTCAGTACGTGTTAGAGAGTTTGAGATCTCTCGGATAGCATCGTGGAATGCTTTACGATCTTCTGGGCTACTAATCATTTGACACCTTTATAACCATTAATTGACAACGACAGTACGATAACTGCCAACCATTCCCACCAACCATAACCAATAGCCAATGCAGGAAACAGAGTATTGAGTGCCCAGATCAATCCGAATGGATAGAACAGGACAATCAACAATATTGCTAGCATAACGACAGCTTTAGTAGTTAAGTTCATACTCAACCTCTACAAGTTTTACTGAGTCCCAGCGGAAAGATCGCCATTCTCCAATTGTTGTGTCAAAAACTGCTTGGGCGTCATCAGAAGTCTTGGCAGTTTTCGTGCCTTCTTTAGGCTGCTTATCTGCGGGAATTGCATCGGACTTGAGGGTTCCGAGTAAGACTCGTTCTGTACCGTCTTTTTTGGTAAAAGTAATACGCACCGTGTCTTCATGTAATGCTTCCCTTGTGATAGTCTTCAATTCATCCATTTTCTCTGGTGTGAGATCTTGGGCTAGTGGTAGTAGCATGAGTATTTCTCCTCTAAATCATTTTCAAGTGATAGACGACCAAATTCCATATCTTCATATTCCTGAATCCGAGCGTCCTCCATTTTACGAACTTCATCTTGAAGTTGCTTCCACATTAGATCGTGGAATTCTTTTTTGCTGTCTTCAGCAGCTTGGTCGAACAAAGCATTTACTAGATCAATCATTTCTACACTCATCTTGTCTCCTTAATTTGTCCAAATATGATTAAATTTCTCTGGAAGATTCTCACAGCTGTAAATTTCTTTACCGAAGAAGATTCCTTCGTAGTTGATCACTGACTGACATTCCTTGGTAGCGTATGAAACATAAACATCAGGCATAGACATTGCATAATCAAACGCAACAACCACCATCAACGCACCAATCAAAACAGCCACTGTACACTTCAAAAATCCAAACATAGTAATCTCCAAGTTCATGTTAGTATTATACATCAAGCATTGCAAAAAGTCAACAACTTTCTGCTTTTCTTATTAAGCGTAGTATGTTTCACCAGTAAAGATGTTCACAACTTTCTCACCAGCACCAAAAGCAGCACGTGCTTCCATACGCTCTTCTGCAATCTGCTCTTCAGAACGATTTGCTTGTGACTTGATGTACGCAGCAATCGCTTCACGATCCTGTTTTTTCTTTTCTTGCAGAGTCAACAGAATTTCCACGTCAGTGATGAAACCAGCTTCCATGAAGTCAGTGAGCATGTCTTCAAAGGGGCAACGATCGTTCGACTTCCAGTAGACGACACCGTCTTTGACATAAGCATCAGCAAAGTTTGCAGCAATACCAGCAGTAGAGTAGCCAGTAAAAGTTTTGGTTCTTGAATCACGACGCATTGTTTTCTCTCCTAATCAACTAATACAGTAATTATACCATAACTATCCTAAATGTCAACAACTTTCTGGAGTTTTTTTCAATTATTTTCCCCTGTAAAATCAACAACTTACGTGTCTACAATGAAAAAACCCCACTCGAGGTGGGGTTTCTGGGAGTGAAAAGTATTACTTTTTAGGACAGTCGAACCACCGCTAGGGTGATGAAAATCGCTGCAGCCAGCAGAGCGATCCCGCAGATCGCATATGAGGTGTAGAGGATACCGTTCAGAATGGTTTTTCTTCGTGCGAGTTGAGCCAATCGGATCTTTCTCTCTTCTTCCTCACGACTACGTTTCATCTCCTTCTGGAAATGTAACCAATCGTCCCACATGCCTGCTCTACCCTGATAGATCATCATCTCTTTAAGTTCAGATTCTTTTGCGTTCAGTTGTTCCTCAGCCATGAACGCTTGAAGGTCGCTCTTGTATCCATGCTGGTGTGCCTTCTTCTGAATCTCAGTCTTTAAACCGAAATACTGAGCAAGTGCCTCACCAGCTTCGTAGATTTCTCTACCGTTCTGGACAGTTTGTTTTACTACCTCAAAGGCAGCATTCGCCGCAGCGAGTTCGGCTAACATATTAATTGGCTAGAGGGTTGTCGAGTGCCCTCTGCAGTTTGTTAGTTAGACGCTGCTCGAGTTCCTTTGCGTTCCTATCAATTTTTTCCTGAATTTCTTTTGTGTCTCTGGATACTGTCTCACGTAGACTATCACGCTTGGTCTCAAACCTTTGCTCTGCGTCTGAGATCATATTGCGGACATCATCAGTTGACTTTCTAACCATGTCTTCAGTTCTATCAGCTTGCTGTTCGATACGAAGAATATCCTTCTGCAGTCCATTTTTAATGTCACGTGCATAACCGATAGTTTCTTCCATCTTAGTTTCCATAATCTGCATACGTGTGTCATAGTCAGCAATCTTTTCTTCGTATTCCTGTTGTTGGTCTACGAATTGAATTGCCTGCTCGACTTTCTGATACATCAAGAAGCCACCATATAACGCACCAACAAGTGAACCGATAGCTGTTAGAGCAGCCAGCGCAGTAACTGGTGTTACCTTTATTCCAGCAATGCGGAATTCTTTATTTTTAAGGTTCTCAATGCCTTCCTCAATGTTTTCGAGTTCTTCACCAAGATCTTTTTCAGCCATTCTGTTCTCCTATAGGACTCCACTTCCACTTCGGAACTGCACTCCAGTATTCTTCAGGTGTGGTGAATGTTTCAACCCACTTATTGTTTATAACTCTTGCTTCAAAATATACATGTGTTATCCACACTAATGATGAAACAATGATAAGACCACATATAAAGAAATAAATTTTTTGTAGTGGTGTATACAATTCATACATCTCTAATCTCTCCAATTTACTTTACGGTAAAGTGACAACACCTTCAGCAATTAGTAACGCACGATTTGCTTTATGCATTTCCTGCAATTCCTCTTTGCTTCCACCATAATAAGATACGGCATGTCCTTCTTCTATAAGAATTTGTGTTACAGTTTTGTCGCCAACAGCAAAATCGCCAAGAATACGACCAAACTTACCCTTTGCATCCTCACCGCTCTTATCAACCTGCGTTCTAAGAATTCCTGTTTCGCCAAGAAGTTCTGAAAGTCGTTTTTTGGCTGCAAGCCCAAACACTTTCTCAACGTCATCCGAAGTTCTACTCTCAGGTGTGTCAATTCCCATAATCCGTATGCGCTCATCACGCATCCAAATACCAAAACCCAAATCGATGTCCACATCTACTGTATCTCCATCTACTACTCGTTTGATTAATACTCGATATTCATACATGTGTTAGTCTCCAATTTTACAGTTGTTTTTACGATGACCATTCCAAGCGGCAAAGCCACCTATTCTTAATGCCCAGTATGCGAGATAGTTGAGGAGATGAAAACCATTCTGTTCGATATTGATATCACGGAATAGTTGATCTGCTTGCTTTTGTGTCATAGGTTCGGAAGTTTCCTTCTTACCTTTTTTAAGCAATACAGTATATTTGTAGACGTAGTCGTGGACTAGTCCACCGATTAGCAACACACCTGTTGGCGATAGCCAAGTCGCTAGGAATTTTGGTACAGACGCACCATCAAATGTGAAACCTTTAGGGATGACGTACTTTTCGCCATTTACTTCAAAGTGCCAGTCCTTGCATACTTGCCAGTGACGGACACCCATGAACCACATCCAAACAGCACCCCAAAAACCTTTTGATGCGGTGGCGATTTTGATTGGTTGCATGTGTGGCATTTCATCATACTTCAAACCAACAAGTGGTTCGTCTTGGTCTACACCTGCCAAATTGGCAAGCCAACCAATAATGATTAAAACACCTACTAATGTAAACTGCCACCATGTGACAAGTTGATCGATAATAAATTGAACGTAATCCATATTACTTTCCTTTTCTGTTTCATAATATGGATCAATTTTAATTTACATTCTGAATTTCGCTTTTGTTAGTTTTCGAACCCATCCTTACCAGAAGCATTAAGTCGCCTTAGTGCTTCAAGTTCTTCTTGCAACTTCAAAACTTCAATTCTTTTCTTACGAAGTTCCAATTCATAAAGTGAGTTACAGTTAATTCTCTCTTTTGGACCATCTAGTGGGATAGTAATTCTAGCATAGACACCAACGTCCTTATTGCTGTTACCACTGTTTCCACCAAATGGACTGTTATAATTGTCAACGATACCAGTGACACCAAATTCTAAATTAGTAGAACCACCAATAGCATTTTTACAATCAAGATCACCTGCCCGAATACTATCCTGCCCATACGCAGACGGAGCACTCGGTAGTTGTAAGTTTAAAGAACTGCTTTCAGCAAATGCAGCAGTGCTTAAGAACAAACAACTTACAATTAAGATTTTTTTCATCTATACAAATCTCACTTAAACTTCGAGCAAATTCTAGACGACACAGCAGTTTTTGGTTGCTCGCCTTGTTTCCTCAGTTTCGATTTAGAGCAGATATACTCTGCTCGGCTTACATCTTCTTTTCTAATATAAACATCAAATGTAACATGTCCAAGATACCTAATGTTTATCACAGTATACTTTGACACAAACGGTATCGGTTGAAAGTTTACATCAAAGACGCCGATTTCATAATATTCGACGTCAGATCTTTTATTAAACATTTCCATCGTTGCCTTGTATACATTATCAAGATGGGATGGAACAAGTGATGGGTATGTTGGTACCATTTCATGGGCAGATGCCGTAGAAGTAGAAACCATCATAGCTAAACATATGATAAAAATATTCTTCATTTACTTTGCGATACACTGTGCGCTTACGATAGCAGTGTATGATCCTCCTGGAAATGCTTTATTACCACCCATTGCTGCGGTAGAAGATGTTTTGAACCAAGTGCTACCTGTAGCAGTTAGATCATACTTGTCTGTCATACCAAACTCAATCTTTGAAGACTCATAAGTTCCCATACCTGTCGAATCAGAAACTGCGCTTACTTCAGTATTACCAGTCCAAATTACTTGGTCTGGAAGTGATGGGCTAGATGAGAATGCTGTTGGAGCAGTAATCTCAGCATAATATGCGCCAGCAAGAGTAACATCAAAACGAACGATCGCTAGCTGTCCACCGTCTGCTGGTGTGGTTGTTAGAGTATAGGCATTTGGGTTACCATAAACACCTGCACTGTCTGTTTGAATTACGCAACGTGACTGCACGGTGCCATTAATTGGTACATCCTCAGCTTGTGCCCAAGTCGGGCTAACAGATACTGCTACCAATGCAGCACTGATTGCTACCACTATCGATTTCATTTATTTACTCCTCTTTTGTACTGCATGCCTATCATTTGTTCATGCAATAATTGTTGTGCAAAACCGTTGCGTAGCCCTCTTTTATTCTCAGGCAATTTCGTATCCACTAGTGCAACGGAATCCTTATAAACTCCACCAGACATAGTTACTGAATAATATGAATTCATATTAGTAGCGTTGTTAACTGCAGCGAGAACAGCAGACTGGTCCATAGCGATAGCAAACATTTTATTTTTATTTGCTTCTGTTAGGGCACGTTCTAATCGCAACTGCGATTTTTCTTTCTCTTCTTCTTCCTCAGCAGCTAACTCTTCTTCTGTTTTAGATTCTTCTTCTTCAGAATTAGTCTTTAGTATAATACAATCGGCTGATACGTCACTTTCTTTACATGTTTCTCTGTTAATATCAATATTCGTATCAGTAGTAACATCGTAAATAGTAGTAAGATCAATCGTTGGGATCGTGATCTCTGGTTTTTTGTATCCAGGGCAGTTTGGACTAAACTGCGGATCATAACATGGATCCACACGATATGTATACATAACGTTAGGATCGCTAACCGATCCACCTGTGACATCAATTGAACCATCACCCCACAATGATCTATTACTAGGAACTACAGGTACAACCTTGTTAATCTGAGTTCCATCTAAAGATCCAGGAAGCCACTCATCTGTCTCACGAAAGATATATCCTGTACCATTAGCATTTTCATTTTGTATATTCACTGTCGCATGATCTTCAGTTTGTTTATTAATCGTGTATCTGTAGATAACACCATTAATGTCTAAACCTGGAGGTGTTGGTAATACATTACCCATCCCCCACCGCAGTCCATTGCCTGCAGCATTTCCAGTAGTTCCGTGGTACGGTGTTATCCCCTCAGAATAAGAGGAGCATGCCCAACATACCAAGACCACCGAAAGTAATAACTTCTTTAACATTTGGTTTGTCCGATTCTTCTAATTCTTGTCTCGTTGTCTGTACATGGGTTTCCCAACCCAATCTAGCAGCTTCACCAATTGTTCCATTGTATGGACATGGAGTACCAGCATGACCCATAGCATCAAACACTTTTGGATCTTGACACATCACAGACACAGCAGCTACCTTCATACCCATATCGTATAGAACCTTTGCGTTCTTTAGACGAATACAGTTTTCTTCAGTGAATGTAGTGCCAGCTGAGATGCCGAGAATTTGAGTCTGAACAGCACCTGCTACACCAATCGTGCACAAGTCGCTGTTGTTACCAGAACTAAAAGAGGGGGAAATAGCCGACGGTGGTGGCTGTTTGATTGTTGTGGTATTCGAACCGTTAGAGGTTACGGTACTGTTCGAATTAGTTGTGAAAGGGTCATCTGCAGATCCAGATCCTGTCAGTGTCTGAGCCATCACAGGCACTGAAAAGAATAAAACTACAATGAACCCCAAAAGTGTTCTGTACATGTGGAGCCATCCTCATTATTTAATTCTATTTAGTAGAATCGTCAATTGAGAATGGCAAGTCTGACTGTAAATCTTGTACTTCTGCTTCAATAATACCGATGCCACTACCTGCGCCAACAGAGTTTAGAAATGATTCTGTTCGGCTAGTCTTGTTTGCATCTATCTCAGTTATCAATCTACCTTTCTTTCGATTAGAATTAGTAGTGATCTGAATATCTTCCTCAACCGTTACTTCGTCTTTGACTTCTTTGTGGGTTTCGGTTGGTTCGGGTTCTGAGACGGTTTCGGTTTCGGTGGTGTCGGACACGATGGGCATGTCCCGAACGATTTCTTTTTCATTTTCTCTCCTTGCGAATCCCCAGTTAGCAGCAATAACCATCAATACTGCTAGTGGATCAAACACGCCAACAATCATCAAAATAACTACACGAACTGCTTCTTCGAGCATTGTGTTCGCTTGGTCACCATAGATGAGCGCAGCGATATACTTGATTGGACCAACTTCTGCTTCTGCTTTGACTTGCTCTTTAATAAGGACAAGTTTCTCATCCTCGAGTTTAGCCATTTCTGTTTCAGCATCTTTGATCTCAGCAGCAAGCGCATCACGTTCTGGTTTTTGATCCTGACGTGCTTTAACACCTTTTGTTACTGCTCCAAGTTCATTATACCGTTCAATAGCATCATCAAGAATACGTAGTTGTTTATCTGCGCTATCAATACGCTTTGTCTGTCTCTCGATATTTGTTTCAATACGAGAAATTACAACTGTGTTATCATCGGAGGAAAGTGTTTGATCAATATGTGCTTTTGACAAGAAGCCAAAGATGCCCATAGATGTTAAGAGCATTAGCACTACTAAAGCAGTAGTGAAATAACCCTTCATTAGAAGTGGAATCTCTTTCCAGTTTCTATAAAGCCAAGATGCTACTACAAGTTTTGATACCTCTAGTAGTGAGCCCATTATCATAATAGGTATCACAGCTGCAGCAAAGATGGCAACCAATCCAGAGATGGCATACCAAGCAGCTATTGCAGACAACGACAACGCTGTTACTAATAGGAGTAAATTCATTTTTCTATTTTTACGTGATTCCTGTGAACACGGACTTGAATATGTCCATTATACCATTTGTCAGGATTCTCGAGTACCTCGTGTTGGAATTGAAATTTAGCCTCAAAGTAAGAGGCACTACCTTTATTTAGGCAATAACAGAGGATCTCACGTCTGAAGTTCTCTTTTCCAAGACGTTCTACATCTGCTTTCAATTCATCGGAGGATGACCAATAATCACGCCAATCGGATTCAGACTTAACTTTACGTTTTCTAGTCTTACCCTTTAGTGGTGGTTTGGTT